ATTAACTCCGGAGAAAGATGTCATTGAACTGCCCGTATCGACTTGTGACATGGTTACTATATTAAATAATATTTTTAGTGTGAATGTTTCGAGAATTGCCTTTAATACTTTTAATGCGGACAATATGCCGGTTGAAAGTTATGCAAACTTGGCTGCGTTTCCTGTTACCGGAGAGGTAAACAAGGCTTACCATGCTAATGATACTGATATTTATTATATATGGAGTGGCGGGGCTTATGCAATTGTTTCTGTGCCTTCTATAAATAGTTCAAGATATGATCAGGAAGAGTCAATTGATCCAAGAATTGTTTACATAAATAAAACAAAAGCAGTCGCCTCTCCTCCTTATGAAAAAACATTTGGAATAAGGCCAACCGTTGTAATTGGTGGTGCAACTGATATAACTTCTCCTTATTTCGCATCTTCAATTGAAACTTCATTCTCTTATTTATTGGCATCTAATTATTCAGGACTTTCGCGGTTATTGACAAAAACTAATTTAAGGAGAGCAAAATTTAATCTTCCTGTTCATGAGGTTGCTGGATTAAAACATTACATTCCTATTTATTTGAGTCAATATAAGGCATATTTCTATGTGAATAAGATTAATAATTATGTTCCCGGTCAACTTTGTGAAATAGAATTAATAAAATTGTAAAATGGCAGATACTGTTGAGACTAAAAAATATCTAATAGATTTTGAGAATAATCTCAAAGAATATATAGATCAACTTGTCAAAGCAAAAAAAGCCCTTGAAGATGAGCAAATTGCCCAGGCAAACAATACAAAAGGGAAATTTCAATCGAGGGAACAGACAGTACTTAACCAAGCGAAGATACGCGATCTTCAAACTGAAGTTAAAAATAATACTAAGTTGGTAGATCTTGCTACCCTTGCAAATAAAGCCCAGTCTGGATCATATGAACAATTATACAGGCAACACCAATTATTACAGACAGCTTTAAAACTTGAAGGCGGTCTGATGATACAGAATACTGACGGTACTTATAAAATGACAGATAAGTATATCCGATTATCAAAAGAAGTCGATAATGCTAAGAAGGGATTGGATCAATTCGGAAAGGGAATACATGATAATCGGTTGAATGTGGGTAATTACAGCGAAGCACTCCAGGGGGCATTAGGTAAGTTTGCATCACTCCCTGGGCCTATTGGAAAGGCTGCTGGGGCAAGCGAAGGCTTTATATCTTCTCTGGCTAAAATTGGCCCCTATGGTGCTTTGATTGCAGGTGGACTATTGGCAATATCAGCACCCTTTGTTTTGTTTTTTAAATCTACTCAAGAGGGGATGGATCTTCTTAAAATAAAAACAGCAGGATGGAAGGCTGAACTTGATGTTTTAAAAGGAGCTATTGCAGATGTAGGTAAAAATGCTGTTGAGTCGCTTGAAAAAACATCTAAATGGTCTGAATTTTGGAGTAACGTATGGTTGGGAATAAAAACTAATTTATTTGGAGCAGTTATTGCTACACAAATGGATATTGCAAAAAAGGCAGCTGAAGATTATACCCGAACACTTATTGCACTTGAAGAAGAAGAAATTGCAATGATTGAGCCAAGAGCGAAAGCAACAAATCAAATCAAACAGGCACGTCTGGAATATTCAGATACGACAAAAACATTTACTGAGCGATATGAAGCACTCAAGAAAGCGATTGATGCAGAAAATAAAATGGCCGATGACGAAATTGCACATCAAATAAAAGTACGTGATGCAACAAAACAGGATATTGATAGATTAAAAACTGCTGGATTAAATACCACGGCTGATACAAAACGTCTTGCTGAAGCAAATGCAAAAATATATGATCTTCAATCAGAATCAGCAGGACGATTGATTCGTACTACAAGACAAATGAATACAGCATTAAAGGAACTTCATGATGAAATTATTGCTGTTTATGAATCTTTCACAAATACTACTTCAGAAATTGCCACAGGCGCAGATGAGTTATTGAAGTCACAGATAAATAAAAATAAGATTTATCTCGAAAGACAACTTGTTGATGATAAATTAACATACGAACAACGCGAAGAATTAAAAGAAAAATTTTTCAAAGCCAGTGCAATATTAGAAGATGCTATTTATCAAAATGAAAAAGATATATTAGAATCACGTTATGAATTAGAGAAAAGTAAGGCCGAAAATGTTATGGCTATTGGTGTTAATCAGGAAATAATAAAACAGGAGAAGTTAAAAGAAATTGATATAAAATACCAAAATGAACGGGATAAATTAAATACAGATCATGAAATAACAATTGCACAAAGAGATTTAGATGACTTTAATAAAAAGAAAAAAATCATTGATGATAACAATTCTGCTTTTGTAAAACAAGAAAATGCATTAGCAAAGGAAAAATTGCAAATAAAACAAGAATTAGCTGACTCAGAAATGAACATTGCTGCTTCATTATCAAATTTTCTTAAATCAGCAGCAGGAGAAGATAAAGCATTGAAAGACGCTGCATTAATTGCTGATGGAGTATTAGCAATAGCTGAAGTTATAATCCAAACAACAAAAGCAAATACAACAATAAGAGCAATGGCCGCTGCTTCTGTTTTACCGGGACCTTTATATTTCGAGCGACTTTTTATTGCGTTTGCAAAAGCCCAAGCTCCAATAAATTTAAATAGAATTGCTGCCGGGATTGATATAGCAACAATTATTGCAGCGATGGCAGGAAATATAAAATCTAACAATCAATCAAGTTCATCTGTATCATCGTCTCAAGGATCTTCTCCAACCTCAATAACTTCAGTTCATAATGTCGCACCACAGGTTGGGTCGACAATTTTAACTCAATCGCAATTAACTCAACCTCAATTAAACGCAATGTCAAGTTCATCAGGGTTAAGTGCTGATGATATTGCAAAAGCATTAGCAAAAATGCCTGCTCCGGTAGTGACTGTTGAAGATATAGATGCAAGGACAAAAAGTTCAAGGAGGGTTTCAGTTAGAGCAAATATCTAAAAAATGAGTCGTTTCGAATATATAAATTTACATTTAGATACTATCCGCAAGGAGGTTAAGATAGGATTAATATCGCCTACGATTTTAGCTCATTATTCTATTTACTCCCGGTTTGATTATTACCGCAAATCAGGTGAATATGTAGGAGTGTCGGTTTTCTTTACAAATCAGGATATGAAAGTAAGTGAAAAAACTATTTATAAAATTATTAAAAACATGCAAGAGGAAATATTATGATTGAATATAAACCCAAAATAAGATATGATATTAAAGTTGCAGATGTTCCTTCAGCATGGGGCGATATTCCTATGATTCTTCATGATATGATTTGGGAATTTAATATAAAGAAAAATCTTGCTTTAGAATTGGGCGTTGAACGTGGCTATTCAACGTCAGCGTTGGCTCAATATTTCAATCGTGTTATCGGCGTTGATACGTTCAGATCTGATTTTGACGACATTAATACTGAACGTGAAAGTAATTATTATGATGTTTTAAAGGGGCTATGGAGGTGGCCAAATATTTATTTAATACAATCAATGTACCAGGATTTTATAAAACAATGTCCTTTTGAGAGATTTGATTTGATCCATATTGATATGATCCATAGTTTTGATGTCACCTATGATGCAGGCAAATGGGCCCTCAGTCATTCTGATTGCGTTATTTTTCATGATACAGTAAGTTTTCCAAATGAAGTTTTTAAAGCATGTGAAAAACTTGCCGATGAGTTTAATTTTGAGTTTTATAACTATCCCGATTCTAATGGATTGGGAATACTCGTTAAAAAATGAAAACAGTAGCAGTCGTCATAACGTCATTCAATCGTCTTGATTTGCTTAAAAAGACAATTGCTTCTTTTGAGATATTCAATACTTACCCAGTAAGTCAGTTCATAATCATCGAGGATTCCTGTAATAAAGAGATGCACGAAGAAATGAGACGACTATGGCCTAACTACACTTTGATCTTCAATGAACGGAATCTTGGCCTGATAGATAGTATTGACAAAGCATATTCTCAGGTAACATCAGATTATGTTTTTCATACTGAAGACGATTATGAGTTTTATCGTCCGGGGTTTGTCGAACGGTCAATGGTCGTTATGGATACTTTTCCTAAAGTTATGCAAGTTTGGATCCGCAACCTCAATGATATTGGGATACTTACTTATGACCCGGCACCGATGAAGATTTCCTGGGGTCGAGGCGGATTGAATACCGAGGCCGTTCGTTTTCACATGATGGGAATGAGCAATGATAAGAATTGGTACGGCTTTTGTTTTCAGTGCGGGTTACGAAGAATGGATGCTTATAATAAAGTGAAGCCTTTTGCTCAATGGAGTCCTCCGACTGACTTTATCACTTTGCGTGAGTGTAAAATAGGTCGTGCTTATTGGGATCTTGGTTACCGTGCAGCAATTCTTGATGAAGGATATTGTCGGCACTTGGGAATGAATAGAAGTACTTACGGGATGCATATACATTAAACAATGAAAATAGAAACGTACATTTTAGTTAACAATGAGGAACGACTGATCGCATATATCATGCGACATTACACGCAATTCTCTCATGTTATTATTCTTGATAATAACTCACACGACCAGACAATCCCTGTCGCCAGAAGCATGGGTGCGGAGATTTGGAAGTACCAAGTACCTGATGAGATGAACGACAAAGTGAACATGGACATTAAAAACAATTGTTGGAAGAAATCAAAGGCTGACTGGGTAATAGTTATTGATGCTGATGAGTTTGTTTATCATCCTGATTTAGTAGGATTTCTTGGAAAGACATCTGCAACTTTAATAGCCCCGCAATGGGTTGAGATGTACGCTGAAAAATTCCCTACAACTAAAGGGCAGATTTACGAGGAAGTCAATATGGGTCGTGTTGGTCATTGTCATGGCCATAGCAAAATAAACTTATTTCGACCTTCAGAGATCAGAGAAATGAACTGGGATGCTGGTTGTCATAATGCTAAACCAATAGGTAATATCATCCCGCTTTTGGAATGTGAAGTCAAAACCCTCCATATGAGATGGCTCTCAAAGGAATATATTATCGCTCGGTCAAAATATACAGCTGATAGGATGAGTGCTATAAATAAACGAATGGGATGGTCGTTTCACTTTGCATGGGAGCCGGAAAAACTATCCACTATTTTTGATGAAGATATGAAAACAATAACTAAAATACTTTAATTATGTCTATTGCACTTATTACGCCTACGGGCGCACGTCCTGATCAGATTCAACTTTGTGCTTTTTTTATGAAGCGACAAACCTATTCAGGTAATGTCATATGGGTAATCATTGATGATTGTCAGCAAAGAACAACTGATTTTATTACAGATGATTTTCGTGAGAACTGGAAGATAGTTAAACAATATCCTCAACCTTTCTGGCAGCCGGGACAAAACACTCAGACAAGAAATCTTCAAATCGGGATGATAGCACTTACAGAAAGTTATAAAATGACTGATATAGAAGCAATATTTATAATTGAAGATGACGATTATTATACGTCTCGGTATCTTGAGCAAACAGTATTAAGATTGAATAATTATCTTGTAGCCGGAGAATCGTTCACAGCATATTACAATGTGTTTTTCAGGCGTTATCTTCCAAATGGCAATAGCACATGGTCGTCACTATTCCAAATAGCTTTTAAACCTTCAGTTATATCTAATTTTTCACATTGTTTCGGGAATAAATTAATAGATATTTGTTTCTGTCAAAAATCAGGGATCCCATTTAATATGATTAATCTCTTTCATCTTCCAATTGGACAAAATTTGTCCATAGGAATAAAAGGGCTTCCAGGACGTGCTGGTATCGGCGCAGGACATACAGGTCAATGGGGATCAGGAGATGATACAAATTGGACTATGTTAAAATCTTTGATTGGTGAAGAAGATGCGAAACTGTACACAAAATACCATAGGGTCGGACAACAACCTACTCAGGCACCAGATACTTTCGCTCGTCAGCCGGGCCAACAAAGAATATTTCACAGATGAGAGTCGCCGTTTTGGGCCTCGGCCCTTCTCTGAAGGAATACACGACAAAAGGATTTGATCTTTCGATCGGAGTTAATGACATCTGGTCGTTTGTAAAAACTCAGATTATAGTTTGCGTCAACCCGCCAAAAGATTTCGCTCTTGAACGGTTAAGAGTTATCTGTGACAGCGAACCGGAAGCGTTTTATAGTCATATGGTTTGCTGGGATACCCGAAAAGACTTCATAAAGATAGATTTCAATCCTGGTTATCCTGATAATTTCCTTTCGTTGGATTCTTCGAAACTTTGGAAGTCATATTGTTCGCCTTTCGTTGCTGTTCAAATAGCTTTCAAATATTATTTTGCTGATGAGATTCATTTATTTGGAGTCGATTTGTTGAATCATCCGCATCTTGATAGTAAGATTTGCCAGTCAATTCACAGACATTTTGTCAATTTAAAAACAGAACTGGTAAGGAAAAACTGCAAATTGATAATTCACGGTCAAGGAATACTTCGAGATATGTAAATCTATTCCTCAAAATCTTACTGAACATTTTAGGTGAGTAAAATATTTACTCGATAATCTAACTTTGATCCATATTTAACTAATTCAATAGTTATGTGGACAGAGATTCAGGTATTTGTAAACGGGTTTGTCAATATGGGCAACGATGTTTACAATTTTTATGTCGATTATTTTGATGTAGAATATTAATGGAAGCAACATTAAAAATATACTCAATAATTGGCACAGAAGAAAATCAATTCTCCTCACAATATCTTATTGACTTTCTTGATAAAAATAAAAAAGCTACTGAACTAATCGTAAAAATCAAAAGTCCTGGAGGTAGTGTCCGTGAGGGATGGACGATTCATGATCTATTAAAAAATTCGGGTAAAAAGGTTAAGACAATTGCAGAAGGTGAGCTTTACAGCATTGCTACTGTGATATTTTTAGCTGGCAGTGAAAGAGAGATACTGCCTCATGCTGATGGACTGATTCACATGCCTCGCATCCCTAACCCGGAAGGCGATTTTCAAGCATCTGATCTTCGAGATATGGCTATATATATGGATCAGGAAGAAGAAAAAATACTTGACCTGTATGTTACTGAAACGAAACAAGACAGAGAGGTTCTTCGGGATTATATGAAGAAAGAAACGATGCTTTCTGCTGATGATATGGTTCGTCTTGGATTTGCCACAAAGAAAATCGAACCAATAAAAGCGGTTGCTTATTTTAATTATAAATCTAATAACATGACAGACACAGATGTAAAAACTTTCGGAGAGAAACTTGAGGCAATCGCCAAAGATGTAAAGGCATTGTTTTCAAGGATTTCCGTCAAAGATCAGGAACTTACCGATAAGGCCGGGAAGAAATTCACGCTTCAGAAAGAAACAGGCGATCCGGCAATCGGGGACAAAGCTACGCCAGACGGGGTCTATGAAATGGCCTCCGGGAAAACTATCACCGTTCTGAACGGTACTATCACAGAGATCAAAGAAGCACAGGTTGCAAAAACTGACCTCGAAATTGCAAACGAGAAGATCCAGCAGCTCCAGACAGAACTTGAAACAGAGAAAGCAAAAGCAAAATCCGATCTCGTTGTTGCCGAGGCTGCATTTAAAGCAAAAGAGACTCAAGCAAATGATCTGATTGCTCAACTTTCGACACTCAAAAATTCATGGGTTCCTGGTAGCAGGACTAAATTCAGTAATGCTGATAAGGTCGGAGAAATTGACATGAAACAAGTCAAAGAACTTAATGAGAAACTTAAAAAACAATCAATTAAAACAGAATAATCATGCCTACTTCACCCTCTTGTGGACACACAATTAATCTCGACAATCTTCATTTTACTGCCGATGAACTTCGTTCATTAAATGAACTTGTCGTTACTGCCGTTCTTGAAGCTCCTGCTTTGAGATCGTATGCCACTGTAATTACTGGTATAAAAAACGATAAGAGAATCGGAATCATACCAGGAACGTTCGGCCTTGTTGGGAAAGCTGCACAGTCTTGTAATCCGACAGCTCAATGTATTGAAGATACAGCTATTGAGAAAACATGGTCACCGAAATATCTTGAGATAATAATCGACATGTGTATTGATGAACTCAATGACACGCTTCTCAAGCTTGCTATAAATTGCGGTATTGAGGTTTATGATCTGACCAAGACACAGATATTCACATTCATCCAAAACATACTTGCGAAAGACATCGAAAAGATGATATTTCGTATGGTGTGGTTTGGCGATACTGCTGCTACTATTTTCCCTGCCGGTTATTTAACTCCCGGAACTGACCCGACATTTTTTAATGTATTCGACGGTTTTTTCAAACAGTTCGCTGCAATTTATGCCTTGAATCCTTTACAGTTACAGGCAATGCCAGGTAACACACAGGCAACTTATGCGCTTCAGCAATCAGTAGCTACACCACTTCTGACTTTGAATGCTGTCAATTCACTTATTGATGCTGGCCCTGCTGAACTCGAACAGCAATCTGACAAGGTGATTATTGTAACCCGCTCTGTTTTCCAGAGGCTTCGCAGACAACTCCAGGCTCTTGGAACCGCTTTTCAGGATTATAAATTGATGATTGGCGGCATAGAATTTGCGAACTGGGACGGGATACCTCTGATTTCACTTCCTTTGTGGGATCAGTTTATTCGCACTTATGAGAATAATGGCGTTAAATGGAATGATCCTCACAGGGTAGTTTATACGACTATTCAGAATCTTCAGGTAGGTACCGCTTGTACAGGTCTTTTTGACCGCATTAATTCATTTTATGATCCTCGTTCAAGGTATAATAGGATGGAAGCTGTCGATGCTTTTGATGCTAAAATCATAGATGACCGTCTGCTGATGGTAGGGAGGTAATCAATGACGATAGGCTGCAACCAGATAGTAGACTGTATCCTTAAAAATTGTGCTAATCTTGTACCGGGCATTAAGGATAAAATCTATCTCATCAATTATGATGATGTAGATAAAGATCTCTGTACTTTTGATCCTACAAATTCATTACTCTGCACTCAGTTTGTTTTAAAGACTGTATCGCCTCCGGCATATGCTTATTGTTTAGAAGGATATAATTTTTCTAACGATCCAAGTGTTGCGCTGGTAAAAAAGACATACCAAAAACTTTGGGAACATGGTATTGTATTTCGTATTTTTGACAATACACCTGAAGATAAACTTTGGATTCAGAATGCAAAAGATTCAAGATTTATGGTAATCGTTGAGAACAACTACAATAAAGATGTCTCTCCGATTCCTGCGGGACGAACTGTATTTGAAATTTACGGATACGATCTGGGTCTTGAATTGAATGCTGCTGAACGCAAACAGAATGATGAAGAAATGATGGGAGGATGGACGTTGACTGCCGGATGTGGAGATAAATTGAAAGAATCACAAATGCCACTTACTTATTTTGTAGGTGGAACATTAGCCACTACACGCGCCGCCTTGGCTTCATTACTTTCCCCTTGCTGCTTATAACAAGTGCGGCTTAAAAACCGCACTCTTTTTATGTATGAAGATATTAGTTTATTCGCACGTGATTTTGTAAATGTTCCTTCATTCAGAACAAGAAAGCGAAAACTAAGAATTGCAGAGGCTTATAAAGAACTAACAGGCTATGAATTAAAAAAATCATGTTCTACTTGTTATGTCGAAGCACTCTTAAAACTTTTAAAACTTATAAAAATGGCTACACCAAATTATGAACTTAAACGCGGAGTCGTTATTCAAGCTTTTGGAAACGCGTCAAGAACTTATACAAACGACACTATCACTGATGAAGCAGGTGACTGGTTTATGAGAAATGAACCGGCTAAGATGATTTATTTTTCAAGACATCCTGAACAACCCGTTACTCCTGAATCCGAAGAATTGATAAATGAGACTATCCTCCCCGAAATACCGGATCCTATGAAAGTTGCTGCCGATGTATCGGGATTAAACTCAAAACAACAGGCATTAAAAGATCTCAATGATTCTATTAATGATAAAGTTGTGACAGATATCACCGACCCGCCACAACCAGAAGAAAATCCTGTAAAGAAAATGCCAAAAAAAACTACAAAAAAAGTTAAAAAATAATGAGAGTTTCCGCTACAAAAACAGCACCACGAGTTGAGCGGGACGTTTACATCACTTCAAAAGGCATCAAAGGATATGGTCGTGATAACGATTATCCTCAGAAAGTTCTTGAGATAATAAATAGTTCCGGGACAGGTCGCCTTTGTATGGATATTTATGTCAAATTTGTTGAAGGTGCCGGGTTTACTGATCTTACACTTTCTGAGACAGTTGTAAATTCAACAGGAGAACGTACAAATTCATTGCGACGTAAGTTCTCTAAAGATTTAAAAAGTTTCAATGGTTTTGCCTGTCTTGTAAAATATAACTTTCAAGCATTACCTTCTGAATATTTTAATATCCCTTTTGAACAATGCCGTCTTGAAATTAAATCTTCAGGTGATTATACCGGGCGCGTTGCTGTTCATCCTGATTGGACTGGTCAGATGGGAAGATTTTTTAATAACAGAGATATAAAATATTTCGATAAATTTGATCCTTCTAAGGTCATGGATCAGATGATTGAAGCCGGAGGGCCAGAGAATTATCCGGGTCAAATAATGTATTTCACTGCTGATGGCGATTGGGAATATCCGATTTCGCCTTTTGATCCGATCATTACAGACATGCTAACTGAAGAAAGTTGTTCAACTATAAAGTATCGGAATGCAAAAAACAATTTCCTGCCAGCAGGGATATTAGTTCGCAAAGGTATAAAACCTCGGACATTGCCTGATGGATCAAAAGATCCTCATGATCCATATAATAGAGAGCAAGAAGAAAGCTTGGCGAATATTAAAAAAATGCAAGGCGACCAAAATGCACTAAAATTGTGGATTATTGACATAGATAGTGATGAAGAAATGCCTGAACTTATTCCGTTTGATATTACAAATCTTGACAAGGAATATGATTATACTGAGAAGTCTGTTCAACAAAATATAGCTTCGATGTTTCTCATACCTCCAGTATTAAGGGGTATCGCTGCTACAAATTCTCTTGGTGGTGGGTTCGGTGCCGATGTTATAACCAATGCTTATAATTTTATGAACTCTATTACAAGCAATGAACGATTGATGATCGAAACGGCTTTTAAGGATTTGTTTCAGATGTACCAGGTTAAATTTGCAGAATATACAATCAAGCCTTTGACGTATATTACTAATGAACAAACGCCAATTAAAATATCAAATTATAAAAGATTAAATGTTATAAATGGTGGTGAAGGGTCTGGTAATTTTGACCATGAAGGGAGACCAGGCGAAGTCGGAGGATCAGGATCTGGAGGAGGTGGAATAAGAGGAAAACAAATTGAACCCAAATATATTGACAATGATTATGATCTATCAAAAGATAATATAAATGATGCTGTATATGATATAAAAAGTGGTCTTGATTTTGGAATAATGAAAGATTACAAATATATAGGAGATTCAGTAATAAGAATAAAAAATCATACACCAGAATGGCTTAATTTTGCTGATGATATAGAAAATAAAGGAATAAAAAATATATATAATTTCACAATTGGAAATTACTATAATAAAAATTATGAATTTAATAATAAAACTGAACTTTCACAAATGCAATCAAAATATCCCAATGTAAATTTTTATGATGATTACATAGAGGATGGGACAAGTGTAAATTCTGCTATAAAAAGTATTTCAAGAATAATTAATGGAAGATAAATGACAAATCTTGTAACAAAATCTGATCTCGACTTGAATAAGTTTGTTGCTGACTCAGTAAAAAACTCTGTATCGTGGCCTCAATTCGTATCAGAAGCTCAGTTGTTTGATGTCAAAATCTGGCTTACCGATGCTTTGCTCGATGAGATTGTCACACAGGCATCGACACTTCCGACAACTATATCAGCAAATAATCAGATACTTTTAGATGGAGGGAGTTATATATACCAGGGGAAGACTTATTTGTTCCAAGGACTTAAAAGTTGTATTATTTATTTTGCATTTGCCCGTTTTGCAAATCGTACTTCGGTGAATTTCACTGCTGCTGGCGTGGTAGTTAAAGATTCAGATTTCTCAACCCCAGCTTCGGATAAGCAAATCCAGAGAATTGAGACAGAGGCACGACTTATGGCTGAGGCTATCAAATGTGAGATAACAACTTATTTAGATCGCAATTATATTCTTTATCCTTTATGGGCCGGGCGTGAATGCGGATGTGGAGGTTCATGTTCAGACAATCGACAATTTAGAGTTGTAGGTGATTAACTTTAATACTAAAAGATATGGCAGCACCAATTCCTAACACACAATCAGCACCGACAATACCAATGGGTAATATTACCCGGGTTGTCGGAATTGATTTAAGCAATCAGGATTACACGGAGGAAAACGGATTCTTCTTTCGTGTTACCGGCGATGGCAATATAAGATATTGTCCCATTGGCAATGAAGATGGAGCAGCGATTACCAAAGCGGTAACTGCTTCAACAATCTTTGTTGATCCAGAGATTTGTAGGAAAATATTTAAAACAGGAACCACAGCCACGGGTATTTTTGTCGGTTTTGGGGTATGACAATGATTTATAATACGGAACCTGCTGAAATTGATATTTTTGCAATTCAGGGCGACATGATAGACATTGAATTTTATATCAATGCAAATTCTTTGCCATGGTCCATGTGGAAGTTCTTTGTTGAAGTAAATAATGTACCGATTGAAGGTGTTCCGTTTTTCATGTATTCTTTACGAATGCAGGTAAAACGTAAAGATGGATTGCTTCTTAAAGATTGGAGAAGCAGTATAAGCCCTGCCGATATTACAGTTGATTTGATCTATGGCGGATATGCTCATCTGGTTGATTCGCTGGGATTTCTTGAATCAGGAGTTTTTGATTATGATCTTAAATGCAATAATGGATCGGGGGAATTTACTATTATGAGAGGCCAGTGGCAGATTAAAAAGCAGGTAACAATTTAAAAGCATGGGAATAAGACTCGGAATTGGGGGGTTAAAAATTGGTTCAGGCAGTTCAGTCAACTGGAGTTGGGCGACACGATACCCATCTAATGTTGTTTTGACTGTTCTTTCGAGTACATCAATTAGAGTCACACACACGAATAATGGTACTCAAGACTTTACAGGGATCAGTTACGAGATATCACCTGCTGATCAATTACATTTTACTGAAAACACAACAGCTGCTCCAGGGACTACTTCTAAAGATTTGACGGTAAGTGCAGATACACTTTATTATGTTAGATTAAGATATTATAAGGACTGATGGGGAAGACATATTCAGCATATTCCAATATAGCGTCAGGAACAACACCTATTCCTGTACCAACAGGATTAACACTTACATTGATCTCTGGTGGTGTTAAGTATGATTGGACAGATAATTCAGGAGGAGTAGCAGAAACAGAAATATGGTGTAGAAATGATTCTGATGCCTATACAACGGCGACATATACTATAAATGCAGGAATAGTAACAAAGAGCGAAACTGCACTTGCTGTTGATTTAAGATATTGTAAGATCAGAAGTAAACACGGGACTAATTATTCTGCTTTCACAGCAGAGTCATCAATAGCAATGTTGAGTGCTGAACTTATTGGTGCATGGGCTACGGCTGCATATTGGAACACTGAGTTTGCTGCTGCTTGGTCAGCAGACAATACAAAATTGTCTTGTAATGATGCTTCAACATCACGTATACGAAGGGCTACATGGTGGACGAGTGGCTCAACTTATAGGACAATAGTAACGATAACTGGTACTGGTGTTTTTAGACCACCTTATGCAAATATTGCAAATCAGGCAACAGTAACAGCGCCGGGTACATTTACTAATTATGTAATTCCAAATGCTGTTACACTGTGTATGCAATCAGTCACAACTTTTGTTGGGGATGTAACTGCGGTATCAATTAAAAAAGTATTGATGCCATGAGAAAATATTCTGCATATTCCAATATAGCCGATATTCTGACCTTTGATTTTGATTCATGGTTCAAGGTAAACAATGATCTTTCAATTTCTGATTCAGTTGTTGGCGACTTAGTCCCTGTTGTTTGTCCTCCTTGTTATGCTTTTGATGGAGCAACATATCTTAATTATGCAACTTTATTGTCCGCGTATGAAGTAGAGTTTCGATTAAAAACAACTTCAACAGCGAGAATGGGAGTCATTGGTGTTGGAGGTTTTGCTACAATCATACTATATAATGGAAATTATATTGTTGCTGGTGGCGCTTATGTGACAGGACATGCTGCAATAGCTACATATAATGATGGTAATTTCCATACTTTTCGATTGAGGCAGACTGGAACCGCAAATGTGTTTGATATTTATTTTGATGGTACATTACTTTCAAAAACAAAAATCAGTCAATGGCGATTATCTGCAACTACCACAATAGGGGGGGCTGTAGGCACTTTACCATTGGACGCCACTGTAAATTACATTACTTTAAAAGATGTTAATGGTGTAAAGACAAACGAATGGATATTTTGCGAGGGCAAATACACTACTACTCTTTACGATTGTGTTGGAACTGCTGATTTCACTATGACTTATGCTAATGCACAATTATATTCATGCGATAAGAATGCTCTTGATTATGCACATATGAATGGTGCGTCAATAGTACAGAATAATTCCGGTGATATATTTATTGCTCCTTATTTGAATGGTAGTGCAAGAGATTTTTCAACGTTATTGTTTGGTAGTGTGCTTAAAACCAGTATTGCGGGGATTTTACCTTGTGTTGCTTATGGGATTGATTTTAATCCAAATGGTATTGTTGATAGTAGATTAGATATATTAGATAGGAGTAGTGCAACAATATTCAACGACGAAGCAAGGCTTGATTATATTGCAACATCACATTGGTTGTGGCGGGTAGAGGACTTAGACAGGATACAGATTCTTACTTGGTATAAGATCGGATATAAGGGCAGGGTATTCCCAAAAAATGAATATTATAATTACGACAAGGCTTATTATTTTAAGGAGTTATTAATTACAACGGATGATATTTCCGATACAGACGAAACGGCGGTATTGACATATACAGAAGATTCATCACACGCAATTGATTTCACTCCTGATGATAATGTAGTATTATCAGTTGATAAAGCGA